GTCGTCGAGGGCCATCGCGGTGCCGGCCTTGATCATGCCGGCCGCCTCGTCGTCGTTCATGGCCAGGCGGGTGCCCACCGGGGGCCACTCCTTGCCGTTGCGCGTGCCGGAAATCTGTCCGGTCAGAATCACTTCAGTGCTCATCGTTCGGTTATTCCTTTCACTCGCTCGATGCGGCGATAGCCGACAGGAACAGATCGCCGACCAGCGCGGCGACCCGAACCCGAAGGAAGCGCGCCGGCTTGTTCGTGATGAAAACGAGTGCCGTCTGCGTTCCCGCAGTCGTACCCGTGAACCCGGCGCCGACGTTGAAAGCCGCACTTATCGGGTACCAGCTCTCACCGTCCAGCGACCCCTCGATGACCGACTGAATCTGATCGCCAGAATCGGGAGAAGCGTTGTCGAGGTGGAGCTGTACCGCGTGGCTCGAGAGCACACGCCGCAGATCGAACGTTTCGCCCGGGCCGACCTCATCCCAATCGGACAAGATCGGCTCCGGGCAAGAGAACGGGATCACGTGGGTCCGCCGACGAACGCCTTGATGGCGCCGGTGACGTCGATCAGTTCGGAGTCGGCGCGCAGCAGGCACCGGTAGGTGATCAGGTCGGTGTTGAAAGCGAAGTCGTCCGACCGCTCGAAACGCATGCCCTCGACCATGCGAACGAAGAACTGCGAGAAGTCACCGAACAGGACCGACCGCGCGTTGAGGGCAACGGCCGGGATGAACGGGTCGGTGACGAGGCGCTTGCCGAGCAAGGTGTCCGGCACACCCAGCTGAACCGAGGGCTGCCACAGGTACTGGTTCGTGGTGTCCTTCAGCTTCCGGACTGTCGCCACGGTGGCATCACGCATGACCCACGCGCACGACGCCGAGGCGCGGTACGGCGCGATCACCGAGTAGAACAAATCGATCAGGTTGTCGGCGGTGAACGCACCGACGACACCGGTACCACCGGTGACGCCGACCGAGGCCACCGGAACGACGCCCTGCGGCTGCGAGGACCCGGTACCGACAGCGGCAGCAGCGCCGAACGCGTTACCCACCGCCCGGCCGGCCTGCATCGCCAGGTAGCCGAGCAGGTCAACGCTCGTGTCGTTGGCCAGCTCGTGCGAGACCTGCAGCAGAACCGCGTACTTGTACGCGTCCAGCGAGGCCTGCCCGAACACCGGATCCGAGGCGCCGATGGTGCCGGCTTCCGCGACCAGCGCCGCGGTCGAGTGGCCGGTCGTCTTGGGAACGAGCATCTGCTCGCCGGTCGAGGTGTTCAGGATCGTCGGGCCGGCCTGCATGATGCCCGACACCTCGATCAGGTGCGCCACCAACCGGTCGTAGAACGAGACCTGCACGGTGTTGGCGCCGGCACCGGCGGACAGCTTGGACAGCACCCGCAGCTCGTCCAGCTGCCGGAACTCCGCGGTCCCCATCGGCCGACCCGCGTGCGCGGTGAACGACCGGCTGCCGGACTTACCGGTCAGCCACGAACGCACCTGATCCACTTCGGACCCGTCGCCCGCGTTCCCCTTCGGCCCGCCGAGCTTGCCCCGCTCGTCCTCGTGCGCCATCAGCTTGCGGAACGTCTCGTCGGTGTCGCGCTGCCGCGACTCGGCGGCGTCGAGGGCCTGAATCCGCTCCTCGGCCGCGGCCACGACACGGCCGGACTCGGTCAGCGCGGCGTTCAGTCGCGCCTCGGTGGCCTGCTCGTCGACCGTCAGTTCGCGATTCTCCGCGATCGACTTCTCGAGCAGCCCCTTCAGCTCGCTGTGCTGATTCATGCGCTGCTCGCGCAGTTCCTTGATCTGCTCCGGCGTCATTGCGGCCCGGGCCTCTCTCTCGACATGGATCGTGCCTTGTCGAGGTGAGCCCGTTGCGCGTCCACCTACCCACGGCGCCGGCCCACCGGGGCCGAGGTTGCGCCTCGGTGATCCCGGCGGCCGACCGGCCGCACTTCAATCTCAGATCAGATGTTCGCGTTCATGGTGCATTGCGAGCCTGACCTGCCGCAACCTCTGCTGCACCGGGCCGAGGTCGATCACCACCGCATCCTTTGCCCGCAGCAGCTGACCCAGCTCGTTGTGCGACGCCGCCTTGAGCACCGTGTCAAGGTCGAGCGAACGGTGCTCGGCCAGCGACCGCAGCCCCGACGTCGCATCGAGGTAGGCCGGCGTCACCACCGGGGCGACGTCGACCACGATGCCCCGATGCAGGTCTCGCTGCGGGAAACCGGACTCGGTGAAACCCCACTCGTCGCCGTCCTCGGTGAGCCGGAACGCGAAGGAACTGCCTCGGACGTCGCCGCGCTCGAGCAGCGCGGTCATGTCCCGGGCGTAGGAGGTGTCCGGCAGGTCGACGTCGTAGTCGAGGCCTGTGCCGTCCTTGGTGAGTCGCAGAGTCTCGGACGCCGTCCGGCCCAGCAGCATGTCTGAGTCGTGCTGGTACCGCGCGAGGACATCGAGGCCATCGGCGAGAGTCTGGTCGGGGAACGTCGGCATCACCCGCTCGACGAACCCCCCCAGGTTCTGCGACCGCTTGTTGAACATCATCGCGTAACCGCCGGCCTTCTTGCCCTTCGGCCCGGCCGCTCGCAGCTCGACGGTACCTCTGGTCTCGCGGCGTTCGATCGTGGTCACTGCTGCCCCTCTCGGGTAACGGCCGGCGCCACAGGCGCCGGCTTGTACGTCTTCTGCCAGGTGGCGAACTCTTCAGGGGTGAGAGGTTGCTTGCCCTCTTTCGCCCGGGCCTCAGGCTGAATCTCGACACCCGTGCCGAGCGCCAATTGGTGAGCGTTCATCCGCGTAACCAGATCGGTTCGCAGCAGATCATCGGGATCGAACTTCAGGTACTGCCCCCGCGGCGTCGAGGCGGCGAGCCCGTCCTCGATGCGCGTGTACCAAGGGCGCATCGTGTTCGTCGACAGCTTGATCTGATTCATCTCCACCGTGCTGTACTGCAGGCCGGCCGCCGCCTCACCGCCGATGTCCTCGGGGGCGATCCCGTAGATCGAAGCGATCTGCGTTGCCGTCAGTTTCAGCGACTGCACGAACTGCAGCTCGTCCGCCGGCAGGCCGATAGCTGTGTAATCCCAATCATTCCCGGTCACCAGCGGCTGCCGGCCAGCCACCGCCGCCATGAACTTAGCCTTCGTGCGCTCGGCGTCCGGTTGGCTCACCTCGCGCTGGTTGTTCTTCAGATGCCCGGACGGAACACCACCGGACGCGTTGAAATTCTTCGCCAACTGCTGCGCGCTCATACCGGTTTCGAATACCAGCTTGAACATTTTCAGCGGCGACAGGCCCCACGCCCGGCCCGGCATCACCAGCCACGGAATGTGAATGAACGTGCCCAACTCCAGCGGGCGACCCATGTACCAATACCTCGGGTTCGCCGGGTCGATGTCGTCGCACTGCACGAACGCCGTATCGACCCAGATCGTTGACGTCGGCCAGCCGTCCGGCCCGTACGACCCGTACAGCCCGACCGCGTTGCCGGCCGTCAGCAGCGACATGCCGACCTGCGTTTTCCACGTCGCGATCGACCGGCCGCCGGTCGGCGTCAGAATCGGCGGGTCGTTGTCGAATTTCTGCGGCGTGCCGTTCGGCAGGCGCCGGTATCCGTGCAGCGGGGTCGCGGCCAGCTGGTCAGCGATCAACCGGATCGCCGCGTACAGCGACACCACCGACAGCGCCCCATCGACCCCGACGATCAGATCGTTGACGTTGGTCGCCGGCCCCCAGATGTCCGAGGGCCCGAACGACCGCGCTACCGGCTGCCCCAGCAGCGACCGCCACGCATCCCGAACACGTCCCATAATGTGCAACTCCCTAGTGGACGCTATTGCCGATGTCGTAGTCGCCGGGCCGTGTCGTCTCCAGCAACCATAAAGCCCCAGTGATCCCATACAGCGGCGACAGCTCAACCAGCTGCTCACCCTTCCTCGTCCAGATCCACATTCCGTCACCGAGATCCCGCTTCGCCGCCCCCTTCAACGCCGTGATCACCAGCTTGTTGTCAGCGTGCGTCATCCGGTACGGGCGCTGCGTGGCCAGATTCTGCAGATGCGCGCAGGCCGCGGCCAGCTCCTTGTCAGTGAACAGGCGGATCGTCCCGCGAGGCTGCAGCGGGTGCTCCTTCGTCGGCGCCCACACCCTGATCCCGGCCTGATCGAGCGCCGGCAGGTGCGCAGCGATCCCCCCGGTGGTCGAGGCCGCGAACACCGCGCCCGGCCGGTCGGCCAGCAGCTCGACCGCCCGGGCCACCAGCCACGTCGACCCGATCCGGTGCGAGGCCAACCCGACGTGCGCCCCGGATCGGTCCTCCCGGTCGGCCGCAACCCCGATCGAGGCCGCGCCGCCGGCCGGGGCCACGTCGAGGTAGAAGCACGGCCGACGCAGCCGACCCGGGGAGAACCCGGCCGGCACCTTCGTGCGGTCCCAATCCTCGAGCGGGATCAGCCGCAACGCGTCGTCGCCCTCCTCCTCCCACCCGAGGCGCTCGCGGCCGAACTCGATCACGCCCTCAGGTGTCTGGCACAACGTCCGGCGCTCGGCCGCGACGAATCGGGCCGTGATCCGGCCCCGACGCATCGCGTGATTCGCTCGCCGCCAGTAGTCCTCCCGGTCGAACACGCACCCCACCGCCCCGACCAGGTGCGTGCACTTCTCCACCCGGGCACCGAGCTTGCGCTGCTCATCCGGTGCACACCCGGGGTTCCGCCAGCTGCCCGGCGCCCGGTACTCGATCAGGGTCAGCGACGGATCTCCACCGGCCCGGCCCCGGCGCAGCAGGGCCCGCAGCTGCGTCGACCGGGCCAGGCCGGCGCTGCTGCCGTAGAGCACTTTCGTTCCGTCGCCGCGGGCCGACAGCGTCGGCAGCAACGCGCCGATCATCGCGACGTCGAGGAACAGGGCTTCGTCGAACACCACCAGCTTGCCGCCGAGGCCCCGGCCGCCGCCGACCGACCGCGTGAGGAACTCCAGCGAGGCCTGCTCGACCTGCCCCGGCTCCCGGAACAGATAGATGCCCTGCTCGGACTTGCTCTCGCTGATCCGCTCCACCCGCCGCGCCAGCGACGGATTCGCCTTGATCAGCTCCTTGACCCGCTCGAAGGTATCGAGGCTGGTCTTCATCAGGTGCGACGTCCACACGATGCGATCCGGCTCGTCCCGGAACAGGAACAGGGCGGCAAGCGCGATCGTCAGCAGCACCGCTTTGGTCTTGCCGTTCTGCCGGCCCTCGATAATGCAGCCCTCAAGGGTCAACCAATTGCCGTCCGGCCCATACCGGGTCAGAACCTCGATATCACGCTGCTGCTCGAGGTCCAGCGGGATCCCGATCCCGGCCGCCCACCGGCAGATCGCCGGCCCGAACGAACCCGACTCCCCCGGGGGACACCACAAGGTGAACGGGTCAAGAACGTCGAGCAGCTCCCGGTCGTCGAGGACCGTCATCCGACCGACCGCAACGCCGCGCGCTGCTCGGCGATCTCGTCGGCCGCGGCGTCCACCTCGTCCGGGGCCAACTTCGCGCCGGCGAGCGCCGAGTCCATCGTCCGCTCCAACTGCGCACCGAGACTGGCCACCGAGCTGGTCGACAGTGACTCGTCATCCAGCTGCCGGGCCAGGCGCACCGCAATCTGGCCTTTCCACGTGTCCAGCCGGCCCGCCTTGCCCAGGTCGACCCGCGTTGCCTGCTCGATCGCACCCGGCGGCCGAGGCCCACCAGACACCGGCTCATCCGGGATCACCTGCGGCGCCACCCTCGGCGGCCGACACACCTCACAGTTCAGCCGGTTCGACCCCGTCGCACGCGTGAACTGCTTCTTGCACTTCTTGCACCTCACCCGAGACGTCACGAAACCGCCCAATCCCGTAGTTCCACCAGGGGCCACCGCGCGTATCCGGCCGTATCCGCGAGTATCCGCCGAACCCAGCCCGGATCGCCCAGTGCAGCCTTGGTTATGCCCGAATCCGGAGGAAAAAACGTCTC